AAAGGATTCGTATAGACGAAACTTTAGTCAATGTAGCTAGTGGAATGAAAGCTGTTAAACCAGCAGAAGTTAAACAACTACTAAGATCAAATGTTAGACTTAACGAGCAAGGTTCTGTTGAAGTTATCAACGAAGATGGAACTCCAAGATATTCAGATAAAGGCGAACCAATGTCAGTAAATGATTTGGTAAGCGAATATCTAAAAAACAATCCTCATCACGTGATGTCTACTCAAAGTGGAGTAGGTTCACAAGGTAAGATTGGTGGTTCAACACCCAAACCATTAAAAATCGGTGATCTTGATTTAAGTAATCCAACTGACAGAAAAATTTATTCTGACATGAGGAAACAAAGAACTCAGGGTAATTTTAAAATGAAACTAACAACTAACAACAACTAAAATAAAAATATGGCAAACGAAACAACATCATCAACTCTTTCCGAGTTGTTTGAAAATATAACACAAGAAGCAATCTTTACATTCCAAGAAACATCTGTAATGAGACCTCTTGTAACACTATACCCAATAGTTGGTTCAGGAAAAACAGTAGAAGTTCCTGTGTACCCAGCTATCACAGCATCAGCAGTAAATGAAGCTACTGATTTAACAAATACAGCAGTAAATCCAACATCACAAACTATTACAGCTAGTGAAGTTGGCGTGATGACTACCCTTACGGATCTAGCTAGAGATTCAGCTAGTCGTAATGTAGGTGCTGACATTGGTAAATTATTTGGTGAAGCAATCGCTAAAAAAGTAGATACAGATTTAGCTACTTTATTAGATAGCTTTACAACTAACACTCTTGATAGTGGTGGTGGTGTAGAACTGACTGCTGATAAATTATTTCAAGCACAAGCAATACTTAGATCATTAAATGTACCTGCTCCATACTATGGTGTATTTAGTCCTAAAGCTGTTTTCAATTTAAAGAAAACACTTACACAAGCTGGATATAACACTAACGCAAATGCTATTTCTGAAATCGGAAATGAAGCATTAATAAATGGTTATGTAGGTAGAGTTGCTGGTATTGATATATTTGAAAACGCAAATATCGCAATCAACGCAAATGATGATTCAGCAGGTGGAGTATTTCACCCAATCGCATTAGGTCTTGCTCTTAAAGAGGATTTCAAAGTGGAAACTCAAAGAGACGCATCACTTCGTGGAACAGAAATTGTGGCAAGTATTTGCTACGGTACTGGAGTTATTAAAGAAAACTATGGTGTTAGAATTATATCTGACTCTGCATTTTAATTAATGTAACTCGGTGGGGTGTAAAAGCCCCACCATTTAATTATGAAACAGATAGATAATCCTAAAACAATTCTACATTTTAAGAATAAGGATTATGTCTATCGTTATGTGCTAGTAGATAGATTTAAACATACATCAACTACACATTTTGGATTTGATAAAGACCTAGAGAGAACTGAAGCAGAAATATTTGCATCTATTTCTCCTAGAACATTAAGAAGAAAATATATTATAAAGGAATAACATGGCTAATTTTTCAGTAGATGCAGATTTAACATTTTACCAACCAGATATTTTAACTTTTGGAATAGCTAGTTTTACATCACCAAATGATTATCACGCACAAGCAAGAGCAGATATTGAAAGAGATTTAAGAATTAAATGGTTTCCAGTTTATTCAAAAGAAACTTATAGAGATATTTCCATTTTAAACACAACTGAAATGGACGCAACACTATTAACTGATGCACAATTTAAAAGAGCAAGTGTTTATAGAGTGATTGGTTTTTATGCGTGTCCTCAACTTACAAAATTTAATTCAAATGATAACCCAGACAGATTCCAAGTTATGATGAAACATTACCAACAAATGTATGCAAGTGAAATTGAAGATATACTTAGAGATGGTGTTGAATATGATGCTGATGATTCTAATACAGTCGCAGATGCAGAAAAAGCACCTTATCATAGACTTAAACTAATTAGATGAAATTAAATATTGAAAGTAATGTATTACAAGTTGTTGAAGGTTTTGAAAAACAAATTAGAGAACAACCTTTAATAGTTCAAAAGTCATTAGGAAAAACTGCTGAATTTTTAATGTTTATAATTAAAAGAAGAACAGCAAGAGGAAAAGATTATCAAGGAAATGATTTTGTTAAATACACTCCTGAATATAGAAAAATAAGAGAAGCAAAACAGTTGCCAACTAAACCAGATTTATTCTTTTCAGGTAAGATGTTATCTAATATGACACAAAAATCTTCACCCACACAAGCACAAGTTTATTTTACAGCAATAAGAGAAGGATTAAAAGCTATGGGTAATCAAAGAAAAAGAAAATTTTTTGCAATAGGTGATGCTGAAGCACCATTACTTAAAAATAAATTTATGGAAGAATATACTAAATTAAGCAGAATATGAGCAAACGAGAAAATATAGCCAGTAATATAATTACTACAATTTCTACTGGTACATCACCCATTACAATTAAAAAAATTACTAGAGAACCTTTTAATGTAGATGAATTATCTGAACAACAATATCCAGCTTGTTTTATTCAAACTGGTAATGAAACTAGATCAGATCAAACAATGACATCAAGCACAATAACAAGACAAGCTACTGTTGATTATGTAATCATTGGATTTGTTAAAGGTACACCAACAAATATTGACACAAAAAGAAATGAATTAATTTCTACGATTGAAACTAGACTGGATTCTGATAGAACACGAGGTGGGTATGCAAAACAAACTCAAATAGTAGAAGTATCTACTGATGAAGGAGTTTTGTTTCCAATAGGTGGAATCAGAATGGTGGTGCGAGTTATGTATCAATACACTTCTGGCACACCTTAATATAAACAAACAAGGAGAACAAAATGGCAACTCATACTGGCTCAGAAGGAACAATTAAAATTGGTTCTACTGTTTTAGGTGAATTAAGAAGCTATACACTAGAACAAACATCAGACACTATTGAAGATACTTCAATGGGTGATGCTGTAAGAACTTACAAAGTAGGTTTAAAAGGTAGTTCAGGTTCAGCAAGTGTATTTTTTGACGAAGCTGATGCTGGACAATTATTATGCACAGTTGGTTCATCAATCACTTTAAATTTATTTCCAGAAGGTAATCAAACTGGTGATAAGTTTTACGCAGTTGATGCGATAGTAACTGGATATAACGTAAGTGCATCTTTTGATGGAATGGTAGAAGCAGAAATTACTTTCCAAGGTACTGGTGCAGTAACAATCGGAACAGCAAATTAATTAATTAATTAGAAAAGGAAGATATATGGCAGTAATAGATAGAGTGAAGGCACAGTTTGAATCTTTAGGGATTAAAAAGATTGAGGTAGCTGAATGGGGCGAGGAAGGCAAACCTTTAATAATATATTGTTCACCATTTACTTTAGGTGAAAAAAGAAACTTATTTAAAGGTGCTAAGAATGATGATCTAGGAGTATTAGTAGATGCAATCGTTTTAAAAGCAAAAGACTCTGAAGGAAATAAAATATTTAAGCTAGATGATAAGCTAACATTATTGAATAATGCTGATGCAAATGTTATAGCTAGAGTAGCAACAGAAATGTTAGCTGGTGTTTCTTACGAAGATACCGAAAAAAAGTAAGATTTGACAAAGAGCTTTATACCATACTTGCTCTTGGTCACGAATTAAAAAAAAGTATGGAAGAAATGCTTTCTCTAACTGAGGAAGAATTTTATTATTGGATAGCGTATTTTAAAGTGAAGGCAGAAAAAGATAAACAGAACTATGGCAGATCAGCAAGTAAAAATAACAATCTCCGCAATAGATAATGCCACAAAAGCACTTAATGATATTAAGAATAATTTAAAAGGCGTAAGCAAAGAAACTGATAATACACAACAAAGTTTTTTAACACTTAAAAACGCAGTAATAGGATTTGCTACTGTTGGTCTAGTATCGCTAGGAAAACAAATCATAGATGTCACAAAAACATTTCAAGAACTAAGAGGGAACATTATAAGTGCTGTTGGTTCTATTGAAAAGGGAACACAAACATTTAATGATTTATCTGAATTTGCTAAAACAACTCAATTTAGCGTACTTCAATTAGGCAGATCGTTTCTTACATTAAGTCAAAATGGCGTAGCACCCACTGATAGACTTTTAAAAATATTTACACAAACTGCTGGTAACGCAACTAACAAAGTAGATGCTTTAAATGATTTAACTAGATTATTTGCAAGAGGAGCTCAAGGTGGTTTTAATATACAATCTTTAAATCAATTAGTAGCTAATGGTATTCCAGCATTTCAAATACTAAGAGAGGAATTAGGATTAGACGAAAAAGCATTAATGAGATTATCTAATACTGCTGAGGGTTCACAATTAATATTAGACAACTTATTAATAGGGTTAGAAAAAAGAGCAAATAACTCAGTAAAACCTATTTTTGATTTAAATGTTTCTTTTAAAAATTTTTTTGAAACAATAGAAGCTGGTTTATTTCAAATAGGAGATCAAGAAGAATTAGCTGGTTTTGTAGATCAATTAACAGAATTATTAAGAGCATTACAACCAATTATAGATGTTATAACTTTATTTGTTAGAAATATATTACAAGGTTTAATTTATGCCTTACAAATTGTTAATCCACTAATAAGTTTATTTTCTGAAATATTATCTGATTTATTTATACCTATAAAAGCAGTTGCTGATAATATGAAAAAATATTTAAACAAAGCATTTGATGAAATGGCTAAAGGTTTAGATTTTATTAGAAGAAAATATAAAGAATTTAAAGAGTTTGTATTTGGCAAACCAATTCAATTAGAAGTAGTCCCACCAAAAACAAAAGCTGTTGTAGAAGAAACAACAAAAGTACCAGCAGAATTGTCAGCTACACAAAAAACAGTTCAAGCATTACAAGTTGCAGCATTTGATTTAAAAGCACAATTTAAAGATATATATTCTGTAATTGCACAAGGAATGGTTAGTGGAATTAAAGATGTTTCTAAAGCATTAGCTGAATCAATAGTTCTTGGTAAATCTTTACAAGCATCATTTGCAGATATAGCTAGAAATTTATTAATTAAAATTATTGCTGGTTTAATAGAAGAACAATTAGCTAAACTTGCTTTATTAGCTTTAGATGAAATTGCAGTTTTATTAGGATTAAAAAGATTAGCTATTGAAAAAGAAATTACTAAAGAGAAAAGAAAACAAATTGGTGATGGAGTAACTGATGCCAACCCAGAAGAAATGGCTAGAAAACAATTAACAAATATCATTGATGAATTATGGACCAAACTTAAAACTTCATTTGATACTATTTTAACTTCAGTATCAGATATATTTACTAATATAGGTTCTTATACTGATGACATATTTAATAATATAGGTAGCAGTATAGGTGATATTTTATCTTCATTAAGTTCTAGCGTTGGAGATATATTCAGTTCAATAGGTGGTTCACTAGGAGATATACTTGGAAGCGTAGGGAGTATGTTCGGTGGTGGAGGAGGAGGTGGTGGATTTGATTTAGGTACATTATTTGATTTAGGATCAATGTTCTTTATGGCAGAAGGTGGCGCTGTTAATGCAGGTACGCCTTATACAGTAGGAGAGCGTGGTAGAGAGCTGTTTATACCAAATTCCGATGGAAACATTATACCGAACCAAGACTTGCAGTCTAAAGCGAATAGCTTCAACTTTACGATTGTTGCAACAGATGTTAAAGGTGTTAAAGAATTACTATTAGATAATAGAGCAACTATCGTTAATATTATGAACCAAGCACTTAACAGTAAAGGAAAACCTAGTTTAATATAATGAGTGGCACATTTCCATCAACACCAGCAACTAAATCAGTAGGAATAAGCTCAAAACAAAATACTATTGTTTCAACAACTACTTCTGGCAGACGACAAGCTAGACAAATAGATGGTCAAAGATTTGCTTTAACTTTACAATTTCCAGTTATGACTAGAAGTGAATTTGCACCAATTATGGCTTTCATAATGAAACAAAGATCACAATTAGAATCTTTTCAATATGTACCAGCAACAGTTTCAACAACCAGAGGAGTTGCTACTGGAGTTATTTCTGTAAATGGTTCTGTAAGTGCAGGTGCAACATCTTGTTCAATAGATGGTATGGCAAATAGCACAAACGGAGTATTTAAAGCTGGAGACTTTTTTAGATTTACTGGTCAAAACAAAGTTTATATGATTGTTGAAGATGTAAATTCTAATGGTTCTGGTGCTGGAACATTAACATTTGAACCACCATTAAGAACTTCAGTAAGTGATAATGCAGTTATAATTTATTCCAATGTAGATTTTACAGTGGGTTTAACAAACGATATTCAAGAATTTGCAGTAGGCACAGAAAACTATTATCAATACGAAGTTGATCTTATAGAGGTATTATAATGACTAGATCATTAAATGCTTCCTTAATTACAGAACTTGCAACTAATAAACTTAATCCAGTTGAACTTGTTTATCTAGGAGTAAGCACAGGAACTTATTATACAGATCACTATAAAAATATTACTTTTGATGGAAACACTTATATTGCATCATCATTATTTTTAGGAAGTTCTGAATCGGCAGAATCATCAGAAGTGTCTGTAAGTAATTTAGTAGTAAAATTTGGTGGTGCAGATCAAACTATAATCTCTTTATTTCTTAATAATGATTATATGGATAAAAGAGCTTGGGTTTATAGAGGTTTTTTAGATGAGAACCAAGCATTAATTAATTATCCATTTTTATTATTTGATGGAAGAATTGAAAATTTAAGTATTGAGGAAGATAATAACAATTCAACTGTTTCAATTTCTATTGCTTCACATTGGGCAGATTTTGATAAAATTAAAGGAAGAAAAACTAATACTAATTCACAAGCATTACACTTTTCAACTGATCTTGGATTTGATTATGCTTCACAAACAGCAAAGGATATTAAATGGGGCAAAGCATAACTGATTTGTATAAAATTATACATTTGTATAGGCAGTTCCCAAGATACGATAAAATGAAATATCAAGATTTAGTAAATGCAATATTACCTTCTTTTAATTTAGAACAATACCAACTACACAAAGTTAATGGTGAAGTGGTTGGTTTTACTAACTGGGCTTATTTAAGTGATGAAGTTGAAAAAAGATTTATGACAACTGGCAAATTAAAAGCTAATGAATGGAAATCAGGAAATAATATTTGGCACATAGAAACAGTTGCTAAAAGTCATTTAAGAGAAATTATGAAGTGGACCAAAGAATATTTTAGAAATTTATTAGAGGTAGATCAACCTTTAAAGTGGTTAAGAATATCTGATGACTCAGTTATTTACAGAAGATCTATGAAATTTAAAAGGGAGTTTCATAATGGGTTTTGATCCAGTAACAGCATTTGTAGTTCAACTTGTAGTCACAACAGCAATTTCTTGGGTATTAAAACCTGAACCACCAAAAAGAAATGTGCAAGGTCAAGAAACTGCACAAGGTATTTTAGTTAATAAAGCATCTAATAATACTGCCATTCCAGTAGTTTATGGAAGAAGGCAAGTGGGTATAGCAAGAGTATTTGTAGAGAGTTCTGGAACAGATAATACATATCTTTATATGGCAGGTGTTCTTTGCGAAGGTGGTGGTAATGGAATTGAATCTATAGATGAAATTTATGTTAATGATAAATTAGTAACTTGGTCAGGTGCATTAACTGATGGCACTGTAAGAACAGTAAATAGTTCAGATACAAATTTTTATAAAGATGAAAGTTTAATATCAGTTCAATCATTTTATGGATTAGATAATCAATCCGTTTCATCATTATTAGACGAATCAACAAACTGGGGTTCTAATCATAAATTATCTGGAGTTGCTTATTTAGCTTTTAAATTTAAATGGAATCAAGATGCTTTTAGTTCTTTGCCAGAAATAAAAGTTGTTCTTAAAGGTAAAAAAATTTACGATCCTAGATTAGATTCAACAAAAGGTGGTTCTGGTTCTCATAGACAAGACACAGCATCTACTTGGACTTATTCTAATAACTCAGCTTTATGTCTTTTAGATTATTTAAGAAATTCTAGATATGGAAAAGGTTTACCAAATACATCTTTTGAAACAAATTATGATTCATTTAAAACAAGTGCAAATATTTGTGATACACAAGTAACACCCTACACTTCAGCACCATCAGATATAGATTTATTTGAAACAAATATAGTTTTAGATACTGAACAAAAAGTTATAGACAATGTAAGAGAATTATTAAATCCAATGAGAGCAATATTTACCTACACACAAGGTAAGTATTTCTTAATTATAGAAAATACTGGTTCATCACAATTAAGTTTAAACAAAGATAATATTATCGGTGGAATTAAAATATTTGGTGAAAAGAAAAATACCAAATATAACAGAGTAATAGGAACATTTGTAAATCCTGATAAAGAGTGGCAAGAAGATACTATAACTTATCCACCAGCAGACGATTCAGCTTTACCAGTTGGAGATCAACACGCAACATTATTAGCTGAAGATAATGGAACTTTATTAGAAGGAAATTTTACTTTTCAAGGAATTACAAATCCATATCAAGCTGAGGAACTATGCGAGATTATATTAAGAAGATCTAGAAATGCTTTAGCTGTTGAGGTTATGGTAACTTCTGAAGCACTTAATTTAACAATAGGTGACTTAGTTGATTTAACTTATTCTACTGGTGGATTTAGTTCTAAATTATTTAGAGTTTATGGATTAAGCATAAATACAGATTCTACAGTTTCATTAAAACTTATTGAACATCAAGATAACTTTTATACTTGGTCAGAAAAAGCACAAGCACCTACAATAGCTGATACAACATTACCAAATCCTAATAATGTTCAAGCACCAGCTTCAGTTACTTTAAGCGATCAATTAATCCAATACTCAGACGGAGTTGTTATCACAGCTTTAGATGTGACAATTGGTGCTTCACCTGATAGCTTTGTGGATTACTACCAAGTTGAATATAAATTAAGTACAGAAGGTAGTTATATTATTGCAGGACAAGGTTCTGGTTTAACTCACAGAATATTAAACGTGATAGATGGATTAATCTACAATGTAAGAGTAAAGGCTTTTAATACTTTAGGTTCTTCATCAACTTACACTTCAGCGACAAGAACTATTGTTGGTGGAATAGCACCACCTTCTGATGTAACAGATTTTTCTTGTAATATCATTGGTGGAGATGCACATTTATCTTGGCAACAAATAACAGACTTAGATTTAGCTTATTATCAAATAAGATTTTCTACATTAACAAGTGGTGCTTCTTGGGGTAACTCAGTTTCTTTAGTTGAAAAGGTAGCAAGACCAGCTACATCAATTACAGTTCCAGCAAGAGTAGGTTCATATCTTATTAAAGCAGTAGATAAAAATGGTAACTTTTCTTCTAACGAAACAGTTATTGCAACAAATGTATTAGCAATAGGAAACTACAATGCTGTTGCAAGTCAAACTGAATCACCAACATTCTCAGGAACTAAAACTAATGTAATAGTTTCTGATGGTACATTAAGATTAGATTCATCAGAATTATTTGATTCTGCGATAGGCAATTTTGATTCAGGAACTTCATTCTTTGATTCTGGTGTAACTGCTTTTGATTTATATTCTGAAGGAACTTATTTATTCTCAACTCCAATAGACATAGGTGCAGTTTATACTTCAAGAGTAACTGCTTCCATTACACAAACATCAGATAACTTAGATGACTTGTTTGATGCAAGAACTGGAGATTTTGATGATGCACAATCTAACTTTGACGGAGATACTCCTGCAAATTGTAATGCTCATATTGAGATTGCTTTATCTAATGACAATATAACTTATACTTCATTTAGAAACTTTGTAGTTGGAGATTACACAGCTAGATATTATAAATTTAGATTAACATTAAAATCATTTGATTTATCATCTACTCCAGTTATTAGTGCTTTGTCAGTAAGTATAGATATGCCTGATAGAATATTTAGTGGTAATGATATTGTTTCAGGGACAGGAACTTATAATGTTGTATTTACTTTACCTTTTTATTCTAATTCTTATGCAGTAGGAATAACAGCACAAGGTATGAACACAGGAGATTTCTTTACAATTTCAAATAAAACTGTTAATGGTTTTGATGTTGCCTTTAAAAATAGTAGCAACGCAGGAGTTACCAAGACTTTTGATTATTTAAGTAAAGGATATTAGATAGAATATGGCACAACATAGCGATTATAATATAGCGAATCAGGGTTTCCCTGCATTTAGAACAGATTTAAACAACGTACTTTCGGCAATCAATACATTAAACTCAGGAACATCTAGACCAGCTTCAGCAGTAGCAAATTCTCTTTGGTTAGATACAACAACTTCTACTGCACCTACTTTAAAATATTATGATGGTGCTGATGACATATCTTTAGCAACTATTGACCATGTAGGTAACACAGTTAATTGGTTAGATTCAACAGTATCAATTACTGGTCTATCAACTACTGCAACAGGAACAGTTTTAACACTTACAGATTCTTCAATTAATTCTACACAAGACATCAGATTACCAACTGCTAAAGCAATCGCAGATGATTCAGGAAATGAATATATCAAGTTTGTTAAGACAGCATCAGCAGTAAATGAAATATCAATTACAAACTCAGCTACTGGAAACTCACCAGATTTATCAGTAACAGGTGGAGATACAAATATTGGATTAAGCATAACTACAAAAGGTACTGGATTAATTAAACTTAATGATGGTGCATATTTCCCAGAAGCAACACTTACAGATGGTACTACTGTAACTTGGGACGCATCAACAGCACCAGTTTGTAAATTAACTTTAGGTGGAAACAGAACTTTATCTGCACCAACAAATGGGGCTACTGGACAATTTATTTCTATTGCTGTAATTCAAGATGCTACTGGTTCAAGAACTTTAACTTGGAATAGTGTTTATGAATTTACTGCCGATACTGCACCAACACTAACAACAACTGCTTCTAAAGCTGATTTATTTGTATTTAGATATAATGGAACTGTATGGCATGAAATGGGTAGAAATTTAAACTTATCAATAACATAATGTACGCACTAGTAATAAATAATAAAATAGAAAAAGTATTCTCAAACCCAGAACCTTTTACTTTAAACGACAATCAATATCCTGCACAAATATTTACTCTTTGGACAACTGAAGAAAAACAAGCAATAGGTATTTATGAAGTTGAAACAGATTCTTCTAAGTTTAAAGATGAGTCTTACTACAATAATACTAATGAAATATTTGAATTTAAAAATGGTAAAGCAATTAGAAAATGGGGAACTGCAACTGCTAAACAATTAGAAGATGTTAATGCTACTGATAAAGATGGCGAACCAGTAATTAGAGATGGTAAGCAAGTAATTATTAAAGGTTTAAAATCTCAAAAGATTTCTATATCTAAACAACAAACTGCTGGACTATTACAATCAACTGATTGGTATGTAACTAGAAAATCAGATACTGGAACTGCTATACCACAAGAGATTCAAGATTTTAGAACTGAAGTAAGAGCAGTAAGCAATCAACAAGAAACACAAATAAATGCTTGTACTACTGTGGAACAACTGAAGGCATTGTATGAGTATGTAAATACTGGCACAGAGCAATCTCCAATCTACACTAGACCATTAGCAGAATTCCCAAAGGTAGCTTAAATGCCATTTGTTATATTACCAACAAATAGTGTTTCTGGTGGTTACGACATAACAAACTCATTAAGATTTAATTCAGGTAGTTCTGATAATTTAAATAGAACAATTGGTTCAACAGGTAATAGAAAAACTGTAACTTTTAGTGGTTGGTTTAAAAGAAGTTCATTATCAGGAAATCAAATGATATTTTCTTGGGGTGGTGGTGGTTTAGATATTGTAAATTTCTTTTTTAATGGAAGTCCAGAAACTTTAAATTTTTATAACTATCCAAGTTCTTTAGGTGCTAATTTTACAACTAATCAATTATTTAGAGATGTTTCAGCTTGGTATCACATTGTATTAGCAGTTGATACAACACAAGCAACTTCAAGTGATAGAATAAAACTTTATGTTAATGGCACACAAGTAACTTCTTTTTCTTCTATAACTTATCCAACTCTAAATGAAGATTTTGAATGGAATGTATCAGGTGAGTCAATTCGTATAGGTGCTAATTATTCTGTCGGAGATTTTATAAATGGTTATTTAGCAGAAACATATATAATTGATGGTCAAGCATTAACACCATCATCATTCGGTGAAACAGATTTTGACACAGGAATATGGAAACCAAAAGCATACACAGGTTCTTATGGAACTAATGGTTTCTACCTGCAATTTAAAAACTCAGCATCTCTTGGTACAGATTCTTCAGGAAACGGAAATACATTCACAGTAAATAATTTAACTTCTATTGACCAGACTACTGATACTCCTACTAATAATTTTGCTACTATAAATACTTTAACTTGTAACGACACAGCATCATTAACAGCTTCAGAAGGTAATTTAAGCATAAGTGGTGGTAATGATATGGGTGCTACATTTGGACTTACAAAAGGAAAATGGTATTGGGAATCAAAAAGAACTAATACTGGGTCTGCTGGTCATTGGGGAATTGGTTTTACGCAAAGTTGGAATTCATCTACTCAAATTGTAACAGGAAATGGTTCAGGTATATGGATAAGAGATGATTTTGTGGGTGGATATAACGTAAACAATTCTGGTTCAAATGGATTTACAACAATTAGTGGTTCTACAACAGGAAGCAGTATTGCCAATGGAGATATTGTAGGAATTGCTTTAGATTTAGATAGTGCAACTAAATCAATAACATTTTATCAAAATGGTTCTTCAGTTGGTTCAGGAACATTTTCTTATGATGGAACTACTACATTTTGTTTTCCTTTTGTAAGAAATAATAGTGGTGTTTCTAGTCAATGGAACTTCGGCAACCCACCATTCACAATATCTTCAGGTAATGCTGATGCTGAAGGATTCGGTAATTTTGAATACGCAGTACCAAGTGGGTATTATGCGTTATGCACTAAAAACTTAGCGAAGTACGGATAGACTATGGCATATACAACGATAGATAAAGGCAGTAAATATTTTAACACCAAACTTTATACTGGTAGCAGACCATCACAATCAATTACAGGAGTTGGTTTTCAACCTGATTTTGTTTGGTTAAAAGAAAGAGTTGATGTAAATAATCATAGACTTTTTGATGTATTAAGAGGTGCAACTAAAAATTTAACATCAAATAACACAGATGCCGAAAGCACACTAAGTGTAACATTAACATCATTTGATAGCGATGGTTTTAGTCTTGGTGATAGTGGTTCAGTAAATAATACTGGAAATGCCCATGTATCTTGGAACTGGAAAGCAAATGGTGCTGGTGTATCAAACACTTCAGGAACTATATCATCAACAGTATCAGCTAATACAACAAGTGGATTTAGTATTTTTACTTATACAGGAACAGGTGCTTCAATAACTACTGTTGGTCATGGTTGTTCTTCTGAACCTAAATTTGTTATTATTAAAAACAGAAGTAATGCAAGTGGTTGGGTTACTTATCATTATGGAGCTGGAGCAACTGGATTATATAATCCAAATCAAGCATCATTAATTTTAAATGGAACAAACGCAAGTGCTAATCCTGCAAGTGGTGGTTATTTAAGTGATGGTTATTTTAGTAATGTAAATTCAACAACATTAACTTTAAGAGATGTTA